AAAGTTTTTTTGGTAAAGAAATAAGTTATCCAACAGGCTTTGATGTTGAATGGTACGCTAAAGGCGGTATTTTTACACGACCAACTATTTTTGATACTCCATACGGAATAAAGGGTGTTGGCGAAGCCGGTCCAGAAGCAGTTTTGCCATTGAATGAGGAAACTTTAGGTGCAATTGGAGAAGCTATTGCTAAAACCATGAAAGGTAGCGGGACTGAAATAAATATTTACTCGCGCGATGATGCCAATGCTATAGCAAGAGCAACCGAACGTGCATTACGGCGTATAGCCTTTCAAATGTAGGGAGGTGGTGACATGCTAGTAAAAGAATTGAAGATTACCAATAATCGTGATGATTCGATTACATTCGGTCGCCACTTTCGTTTAGATGGGGAAGTTGATTTGAGTGGTTTAGATGCAAGTGTTAATTATTCTGAAAGTACAGCTGATGGATCTCATTATCAAAATACAAAGCTTGAAAATAGGGATTTTGAAATTCCTTTTTTTATTTACAGGAGCATAAAAGACTCATGGTGGATTGAGCAACAAAAGAATTTGGCATACAAGGTGTTCAATCCCAAAGCTAACCCATTTCGAATCGACTTTACAACAGAGGCAGGAGAGGAATATTATCTCAACGCAAATCTAGAATCGGCCCCTATATTTGCAACCGAAGAAGAGAACAACAATGCAGGTTGGTTAAACGGTCTTTTACAATTTAGCGCAAATGATCCATACATTTATCGGAAAAATGCTCAACGTGTAGATATCGCGCTATGGGTACCAGCTTTTGAATTTCCTTTAGAAATACCAGCTGATGAGGGTATAGAAATGGGATATAGAATTCCATCACTTATTGTGAATGTTCTAAATGATGGGCAAGAGTCAACAGGGATGATTATCAGATTTAAGGCTCTTGGAACGCTTGTTAATCCTTCGTTAGTAAACGTCAACACTTATGAGGAATTGAAGCTAAACACAATTATGCAAGCTGGTGATGTTATCGAAGTATCGACTTATCAGCGTAAAAAGTCAGTCACTTTGATTCGGAACGGTGTTAAGACAAATATTTTTAACAGTCTTGATTTAAACAGCAAGTTTCTACAATTAGAAATCGGTGATAACTTATTCCGATATAACGCTGATGATGGTTTAGATAATCTTGAAATATCCATGATTTTTACACCAAGGCTATTGGGGGTGTAGAGCATGGAGTTTTACGTGTTCGATCTTAATTTTAATAGGTTTGGAATTGTTGATAATTTTAAAGAGGTGCAGATTACAAAAAGCTATGATTCTTTAGGGCAGCTAACAATGACTATTGAAGGTACAAAAGAGATTGTGGACTTGCTACAAACGGACCGCATCTTAGTTAAAACTACTGAATTGTCGAAGGGATACATCATCAAAACAAGAGAGTACCTTGACGAAAAATCATCAGAATTACAAATAATCGCCCCATCATTAAATGTAATTTTGAATGATAGACTTGTTCTAGGTCAGCAAGAGTTTTCGGGAACAATTGAAGCAGTTATGAAATCATTTGTGGCTGTAAACTGTATTAATCCAACTAATTCAAATAGGAAAATTCCAAACTTGGTACTATCGGAAAATAGAGGTATCAACATAATCACAACAGAAGGTACTAAAAACGAGCCATTATGTGATTATCTTTATGAATTATGCAAGAAACATGATGTTTCTTTTGATGTTTTGCTAGACCATACGAATAAAAAGTTTGTTTTCGATGTTTGGCAGGGAACCAACAGAAGCACGGAACAAGACCTTAACCCTCATATTATTTTTGCCAAAGAATTTGAAAATGTCATCAAACAGGATTACACGGAATCAATTGGTGACCTAAAAACAACTGCTGTTGTTTTGGGTGAAGAAACAGATACTGGACAAACTATTGTCACCGTCAATGATGATAAAACAGGGTTTGACCGGAAAGAAATATTGGTTGAGTCAACAGATGTTCGAAAGACATATAGAGATGAAAACGGTAATGAAATTACTTTAACAGATTCAGAGTATAGAGTGTTGCTCGAAGAAGCTGGAAAAAACACTCTATCTGAATATCAACCTATACGAACTTTCGAATCTGAAGCAGATCCACTTTCAAACTTTGTGTACGGAGTGGATTATTTTATCGGTGACAAAGTAAGTGTGAGAAATGATGAGCTTGGCATTATCTTACACACCAGAATCATTAAAGCAGTAGAGAAAGAAGATAAAAATGGAGAAAGTATTGAATTGAACTTTGGAAATAATATTCCATCATTTATAGAAAAAATAAAAAGGCGGTGAAATAATGGCAATTAGAAGTGGGCTATTTAATAGTGTAAACGGGGACCGGCGATATAAAGCCGATTTTTTTGCGGAGTATTTTGCTACGTTTATCGCGAACGGTGTATTTCCTAATCCGTCCACAGGATTGCAAGTTGTGGAAGGCGAAAATATGACAGTAGCCATTAAGCCCGGAAAAGCATGGATTAATGGTTATTTTTTTGTTAACGATTCTGATTACATTTTGACAATCGACAATGCGGACGGAGTGCTTAACCGTATTGACCGTATTGTCTTGCAATTAAACTACCTAAATCGGGAGATAGTACCAGTTATCAAAAAAGGCACGTTTGCTAGCAGTCCAATGGCGCCATCATTACAGCGTGACGCAGACGCTTACGAAATAGCCCTTGCTGATATTTTTATCAACAAAGGTGTATTATCCATCTCCCAAGCAAACATAACTGATTTACGTTTGAACAGCGAACTTTGCGGTATCGTCCACGGAACCATAAATCAAGTGGACACAACAACTATTTTCAACCAGTATATGGCGTGGTTTCAACAAGTAACGGGTAGCACAGAACAAGAACTCGCTAACTGGGAACAACAAATGAAGCAGGATTTTCTTGACTGGTTCAATTCGCTACAAGACATATTGGATGATGACGCTGCAGCAAATTTGGCGAACAGAATTACAGATTTAGATCAACGATTTACTGCGCATCTGGCGGAAACTGCGTCAAAATTCACAAACATCAATCTCAACATCATCGACATGGCGGTGGAACTTGAGACGCTCAAAGGCGCGTTGTTAAACGGCGTAGATGCTAACATTTTCATTGAAACCTTCCAGTCGCTTGATGACATTAACTTGGAGCGCGGAGGATATGACAGTGTAAATAAAAGATTGGTGGTTTAATTGTCTGAATCCGTATATAAAAGTGGAAGGAGAGATGAAGTTTGGCGAACGGCGACTTAATTGAGTTAGGTACGTTCTATCTGAACGGTGCAAAACAACCGAGACCAACGAAACCTTGGAGAACTGATTCGACTCCTCCGGGCGCTCCAAGTGCAGGTAACATTCCCGTTTTTAGTGCAGGACAATCTATTGAGATAAGAGATACTGATCCCAATGACGCTTACAAAATTCAATGGCGCGAAGTTAATGATGGAAGCAAGAAACTATTAATCTCTGACCGTGTTTTGCTTGTAAATGTGTCGTGGGATGATTTGAATGCTCAAGGTCTCATTTTCGGAAAAACTATTACAATTGATGGGCAACAATATAAGCTACGAGTTCTCACAGGCGGAAGCAACTATCGTTCTGGAACTGACTCCTACTCCGGAGGTTCTCCTTCTAACAATGAATGGGATCGAATAATCACAAATGAGGCGGGATTTAGCGGTTTGCCAGTACCATCCGCAACAGATTTAGATGGTTCTCAAAACTCAACAGACTTTAACAGCTCACATAATCAGTTCTGGAATTGGTTTTATATATATTCTTGGACGCAGGAGACCTATACAGGAGACAGCGCCGGCCGCGCGATCCGCGGGCACCTCTCGGCTCGCGGCTGGAACTACAATTCTTCGGACAGCCGCGGTGCGGGCATCGGTTGGCGCCCCGTCCTTGAAGTTCTGAATTCTGCCCCTGTGGTCTCTGGCGCAGACTCAAATTTAGGAAATAAATCATCTTCATTTACAGTGGACTATACTGTCAATGATTCTGATACAGGCGATACGCTCACGGTCACAGAAAAAGTTGACGGAATGACACTCCGCACAATCAACAATGCAGTCCGTGGTCAAACATACACGCTCGATTTGAGTAGTATCTGGACAAGTTTGTCACTTGGTTCTCACACAATCACAATCACCGTCACAGATGGAAAAGGCGGCACAGCAACACGGACATATACGTTCACGAAAACGGATGATCGAATCAAATTTACGTTGAAAAATCCGATTGAAACATCAATTGCGGCAAAAAAGATAGTCGTGAGCGGCATTGTCACCGTGCCATCTGGAGCAACATTGTCAGTCAAAGCCTGCAACAATGGTTTTGATACATCGCCAACATGGGAAGACATTACGCAAAAATTCTTGAATAGAGAAGCTCACACGTTCTCCAATACTTCAAAAACAGCGGTGAAGTGGGGAATTAACATTCAATTTGAGATATTGAAAGGAACCGCAACCGATCAAATTATCGTTGACGGCTTTGGTTTCTCGTTTGAATGAGGAGGTGAGGAGCAGTGAAGAGCATTAGAATTAAAGA